AATTTGCATTTGTTCTTGATTTGCCTCTTGCATTAAAAAAACAAACAGATTTAGTTATGTCTAAAGCATATAACGCAAATCAAATACAACTTACAACATTTGGTTCACCAGTTCCATCAATCAGAGTTAGTGAAATAAAAGTACCCTTTGGTGGACAAGTATATAATGCTTCTAGTCTTAGCAGACCTTCATATGAGGCATTATCTCTTAAATTTTTAATAGATAATACATATCAAAACTATTGGATGTTATGGAAGTGGTTGAATTTATTTAATGACACGGAAAACAGCACTACAGAACTAACAAAAATTATACCAAGAGCAAACGGAGAAATTGGTATAGATAATCCAATGTCTGATTTTACTACAACTTTTAGTTTATTTTCATTAGATGAATTTAATAATAAAATAGTAGAATTTAAATATACACAAGCATATATAACATCTTTAAGTCAAATAGATTATTCATTTCAAGGAGGAACTGAAATAATATGCACAGCAACCTTCATTTTTAATCAATTAATAGTTTCTCTTTTAAAGGATATAAACGTTTCTAATTGTTAATTTACTATGGCAAATTTTTCATTAAATGGACCACAACAAAGTATTCTTCCAGAATATAAATCACAATTCAGTTCAGGTTCAATATCCAATCCATATGGTCTTGAAAATTTTAACGCCATTAACGCAGTAAAAGACACAAGATTTGTAAATCAAATAAATGGTCAGTTTTTTAATATAGAAATATGGATGTACAACGGTCTTAAAAAATTCAAACCAGTTGCTATACCATTTTTCTTTGTAAATGAATTATTAATAGAAGATTCTATAAACGAATGGAATGTTAAAGGTTATATAACAATTGTAAATGACTATGAATTACTAGAAAGAAAATTTAAAGACGATGAAATGGGAAGTGCTGAAGCTCCTTTCTTATTAAGAACAGATGGTAGAAATAAATTAAGTATAAAGATTTCTCCAGTTACAAATGATAAAGAATCATTACCTAGAGAAATTTGGGAAATGTCGTATGATTTTGTTATCTATGATATAGAAGATCTAGAAACAGAAAGTGCTTCTAAAAAACTAAGAAGATTTTATTTTTGGGATGAAAGATTTCAAATACTTTTAGAAAGAAATTTAGAATGGTCTACTGCTGTATATGGACCGAATAATGGAAATTTAGACTCACACGATATCGAAAGGGCTATGCCCGCTTCAGAAGCTATTAAATCTATAATTAAAACAGCAGCATCCAATTCATCAAATCCAACATCAAAATCCGAAGTAGACAAAAAGGGATCGGAAGAGGTTAAAATAGGATTTAGTAAAGAATCTAGCGTTAAGCTAGATCTTAATACAACAACTCTTCCTGGATTAGATTCCATGAAATCAAACGACACGGAAGGAGATTTAGCTGTATTTGATGATAAAAGATGGGATTCTGGTGTTGAAGGTGATGATGGAAAGGTGTTATATACTTCACCATCTAATGCATGTGCATTAGATGATTTAAATTATGTATATAGTTATATGAAAGCAAAAGATGGAAGTCCTCTTTTTCTGAAACTAGATAGATATGGAGACAATCAAAAAGCATTTACATTAGTTTCATTACAAGATTATATAAAAGATGCAGATAAAAATCAAATAGAACGAATAGTATTAAGAGATAATGTAGATAATAGTGAAAAAGCACCAAAAATTAATAGAGCACCAGAAGGTAGTTTTCAATCTGCTATAGCTTCTATAATAGATGACTATAGATTAGTCACAATGACTCCAAAAGACGATATGAATCTAATAGCAAATACTCCGTTGTCTAACTATAATTTTAAAACAGGAGCATTTAATATCTATAAAAAAGATAATTTTGCAAAGGATTTAGTTAAAAAAATGACAGATATATGCAAATTAGGACTTCATAGTTTTAAAGTTTCAGATGCTCAAGTAGGTATAAATTTAAATAAAACAAAAACATCGGGATTAAGAACAAAAAACGCATTTACTGCTAGACACTTTTTTCCTAAAGATATAGTGGGTGTTTCGATGATTAAGAATTTCATGTTGTTAACTCAATGTTTAAATTTCAAGGCTCCTGGATTAACTGCAAGACAACCCGGAAAATTTATATTTGTAGATACAGATTCTTCTGATGGCATTGTATCTCCATTTGAAGATAAATTTTTAGGCCAATGGTTTTTAACAAAAGTCACTCATCATTTTACAAAAGAATCATATTCTACAGATGTCGTAGCGGTTAAGCCAGATATGTTTAGAAAATGGTTTGATCAACTAGATGAAAATTATTAACAGAAAGTAAATATTTTTATGAACAAAGCAGATTTAATAAAAAGTTTACAACGAGATAGATTAGCAAGAGTTGAACTGCGTCAGAAAATTACAAGTAGTGATTCACAAGTCAATACTCAAACATCAATGCCATCAATGACTCAAATGATAGGAAATTTGACTAGTAGCATTGTAAACAATGTAGCTAGTGTCGCTTCTGGAAATCCGTTAACTTCCTCTGATGAAGAAGCTAAAAGAAGATTATCTATATGCAATGGTTGTGAATTTTTCAATTCACAACAACAAAGATGTGGTAAATGTGGTTGTAAAATGGCAGTTAAGACTTATTTGAGGGCCGAAAAATGTCCCGTCGGTAAGTGGTAATGATTTTTTCAATCTCAGTATCGGTTTTTAAAAAATAATCTTCCGTATTAAGAACTGTTGGGACTTTTAATATAAAGTCTGCTGCTTTTTTAAGTATTTTATTATTTTTTTCTTCATATTTATTGGCAGGTTCTATCCCTTCTCTCTCCAAAAATATTAATAATCCTTTCTTTTCGACTTTTAACCAATATACCTCATCATTTTCATACTCAGAATACCGCATATCTGGTATAATTGGTATATAATTCCTACCAAATTCTTTATTTTTATTTAAAATATCAATAAAATATCTTCCTTTTGTATGATTTCTCATACATCTTCCATATTCTACCATTAATGGTCGTATATTTTCTTTGATTTTAGGAGATTCCATATCAATATACACATTAATTTTATTAAAAATCATTTCTTTTAAGTCTTTTCTAATAGTATCGCCAGCAATAGAGCATCTTTTTGCTTTTAGATTGAAATTACAGTTAAATTGGTAAATAATTGCAGAACAAAGAGTATCCTTTCCTACTAATGCAGCACCTGCTATTCCGATTGGAGGGAAAATTGTAGTTTTAGACATAAGTTATTATAGTACTATTTTTTTATGGCAACTTCAACAACAAATAATAATTTAAATGCATTTACTGCTGGTCAAAATTTAATAAAAAATTTTACAGAAAATGTTTCCATAAAAGCAATGGAATTGCAAACGGGATTAAGTTTATCTAAACAAGGAATTCTATATAAAATTAGAATAACCGTAATGCCTAATGAAAATTTATATGCTGCTATACTCTATATTTTAATAAAAGGCTATGATGCTATAGGAATGAATTTTAACTATGTAGGTTCCGATCCTTGCGTGATTACACAAGATTTATACAATTGGTTTGTTAATAGTTTTATAAAAGAAAACAATTTACAAGAAGCTTTAAAGAAAACTCCAGCTGGTAGTAAAGAACAACTTCAAGATGTGGGTTCACAAGGATCGTTTTTAAGATATTCTGCTCATAATACCATAAATGTTATGACAGGACCCAGTGTGAACACTCCATGCTTGGGTGCTGATCTTTTGAATAGCATACATCCGGGAATGGTAGATGGAATTGAAAATTTTTGTAATGTTATACGAACACATTCTTATCTTTCTCTACCAACAGATGCTTTTGGTGGTATACAACAAGCAATGTGGTATATAACAGGTGCAGCTACTGCTCTTTACCAAGGGATTGTTGAAATTTATCAAGGAATGGTTCAAATGATGCAACAAGTTTATGCTTGGTTGAATAATATATACAGAACAGTTTGGCAATACGTATTAAATGTAATAGAACAAATAATACCATTGAGTTTAATATGTCTAATATTAGATGCTGTTCAAACAATTTTAGATGATATTGGATTTTTTGCACAATTATTTAATGGTTCTGATGGTCTTTTTAATGCATTAAATTCCATTCAAACAGTTGTTAACTATGCTTCATTTGGTGTTAATTTTGCGTATGATCCTCTAAATGGTTTAGCATCATTATTCCCAAAGGAAGCCAAAAGAGTTTTTGATTTCATAAAAATGGTAGAGAATCTACCACAAGCATATTTAGGAAAACTAGTATCCCATTTGGGATTTGGTATTGCATCAAATAATGAAGGATTAGCAATAGCAAACACAATAGTTCAACGTTTTGGCTTGGGTTCTTCTTTAGGACCTTTGAATAGTGCGTTATCTTCTGCTGGAACGGTTGGAAATAGGAGTAATTGGTCTAGAACTGGTAACACTGGTCTTAATATAAAAGCAAGTACTAATGCATATGCATATTCAATAAATGGAATATCAGGAAATCTTCCTCCATTAAACATAAATTTAAGTCCATTTGGATGGACTGGTGCTACTGTGGCAAGCTATGCTCCCTCTTCTATATAAAATATGAATCCAGTATACGGAAATCACTTAGGTATTGTAATTAATACAGACGATAAAGAAAAAAGAAAACGTATTCAAGTTTTCATTCCACATTTAAACAATACATTATTCGATTTGTGGAATAAAGTTGATGATGAAAATATAAAAAATATTTCATTTAAAGATGTAAATTCATTAGGACCAACAATAATTGAAAGATTAAAAAAATCACTTCCTTGGGCAGAAGCAGCAATGCCGTTATTTGGAGGGGGAACATCTATAACATCAAATACTACTACTGGTAAAACCGATGTTAATAATAGTAAAACAGATACTATTCAAAGTTTGCCAGAAAATACTGTAGATTTCAAAAAACCCGTAACTGAACTAGATTTTATTGTTGAACCTCCTCTTCCAACCCAAGGAGGTAATCAAGAAGTAGATTTATGGGATAATAGGAATGCTCAAGATATGTCAAATCCTTTACATTCTAATTCACAAGGAGAAGGGCTTTATAGTGGATATAAACCATTTTATGGAAACCAACCTCCTGCGGCTACTGATGATAATTTAACATTCATAAATACTCCAAACAATCCTTCGGATATACCAAAACAATCAAGTGAAAATTTAAATAATAGCATACCATCCAATACATCAACAAATAATACAGAAAAGGAAGGAGCAAAGATAGATTCTACTGGAGATGATGCAAATTTGAGTGCTGCTGTTACTCCAGGTTCAAATACTGCTCCAGGATCTCCTAATGGAACATTTTCCGTTCCAAACGAAAGTGCAAAGGTTTGGGTATTCTTTCATGATGGAGATATTCAAAGACCTGTTTATTTTGCAGTAGCAGTTGATCAAAACGGATAGTACAATAAATATAAAAAAATGTCTACAAATAATTCACATAAACCAGACAACAATCCTATATTAAATGAAAACCTAGAAAAGGAACATCATAATATATTCACAAAAGTTGGTGGTTTGTTTTTTAATGTTTTTAGAAGAAAAACCGAAAACTCTCATTTTGATCATGATCAATCGTATGTTGAATTATCAAATAATGAAAAGGTACAAGCAAAATTACGATTTTCTTCTGGTGGTGATGTGTTATTACAATCTGGTGCTAATATAACTATAAACACCCCAAAGCATTTAAATGTTAGTGTAAAGGGAAATAAACAAGAAATCGTTGCTGGAAATAAAACTAATTTAACAAGAGGGAATTTAAAAACTCTAAAAGGACCACAAGGAAAAGAAGATAAAGAAGCTACCGAGGAATTAAAAAAAATATATAAAAATATACAAGATAAAAGATTAGATGCTATTAAAAATACAAAAGGAGCAGATATATCGTGTCCTGTTTGCAACACTACACATTTAATAAACAATCATAGTTCATTAGTAGATGGATTGATGGGATTTATTAGTAAAATGGTAATACCATATTTTTGTTTTCCTATAGATTTATTATATTTTATATTAAGACTTGTCGTTTCTCCGATTTTAACACCTAAAAAAAACATAGGATTAACAGGAGAAAAGGGATGTGGAAGTCCGGGATGTAAAAAGGGAATGATAGAATCTATGATAGGTCCCATGAAGGCTGCTGATAAAGCAGCTACGAATGGAATTAAAAGCAATTCTGTTGAAATTTTAAAGAATGAAAACAAAATAAAAAACGCAGGATCTGAACCAGAAGTAATACAAAAGGATAAAGTTTTAAAAATAGGTCTAGTAAAAAATGATTTAACTGCATATGTAGAAAAGGGACATCATATAATATCATTTTCATTAGAACCCGGAAAAAATAATCCAGATAATTTAGCATTATATTCAAAAGGTAGTTGTCCTAAAATAGTATTTTGCGAGCCCCAACGTTGGGATGGAAACTATTCAATAGACGTTGCTAATAAAATGGTAATAAGTGCTGGAAGTCCTGGTGTTGATATAGAAACTAGCGGAAGATTTTCTGCAAGAACGGGTGATATTTTATTAAATGCAACCCGAGGCGAGGCTGTTTTTTCTTCGGGAAATCTCACAACAATAAAAGGAAAAAATATTATATTGGATGCAAATGATATGAGCGGAGACGCTGGTATTAGCATACAAGCACCAAATACAATGATAAATGGTGGATTAAGCGTAAGAGGAAATGCAGCATTTAAAGGTCATGTGACTATGGATGGAGCAATATCTGCACCATTTTT